ATGGAGTTGAACAAGTGCTGCTCCTGTGGCAGTAGGTCATTAAAGTTGAAAATTAAGTCAATAGCTTCCTCAACACCTTCAATGCTTACATCCTTTATACCATATTCATTTGTTAGGTAATTCAGTACCGCGTAGTTTGCTTCATTCATGGTTTATTGTTTTTGATAGTTTTCGCATTCTGTAATAGCTTCCTTAATTGTATCAATTAAATTTAGCCTTAATTTATTTATTGCTGTGTCTGAATGGTAAATTTCGCTATCGAATTGTATCAATCTATCTTTTAATAAATTTAATTTTATATTAGATGGATATAATTTATATTCTTGAATTAAATCTCTAATAAGCCTATCAGACATGACGTAAAATTTTACACAAGTTAGATAATCTGTATTTGATGATAAACGTAATCGTTGATTTTCTTCTTGTAAAAGATTTACAAGTGAATTTAAATATAATAGTTCGTCTTCATAAGATGTTGTTGTTATCATTATTTTTGGTTTAGTTTTAATAATATCTTTCTTGAAACTATAATTGATTGGCTAATGTTGGGTATTGCTGCTCAAAGCAGCAATCTATATAGTTAACCATGCTATAAAAGTGACTTCTACCACATTTAGGGTAGATTATTTTATGAGAGAGTTGGCCGCTCTCGTTAACCCATACCCATGAATCTATTATAACAGATTCATTGTACTTGATGGGACAATAAATACTATTATTCGGGATGTTTTTTGGCGTTCTCATTTTGTTTTGTTTTTAGTGATAAATGATATTTTTGTCTTATAGACATATCAAAGATAATATTAAAATTTATAAGTTGTATATAAATTATAAAAAATAATTAAAAAAAGTAAAAAAAAAGTGTGCAGTCAATTCCGCACACTCAACCATCGTAAACCTAAAAACTATTAACCAAAATCAACCTATTTCTTTATTAAATAACTTCCTCCACATTACCATTTTTTTAGCAATAACAATTGCCCTTGATGTGTTTCCCTGCTCTAATTTCCTTTTGTGGCTTCTAATAGTCATCAGGTCCATTGCATCTGGCTGCTCCTCTAATGCTGCTGCCTTGGCTTTCTCCCATAGGATTGCTTTTTCTCCTTCTTCGTAGTTTATAAGACCTAAATTTGTAGCAATGTCAAACCAGTACAAAGGTATATCATCATAACAAGTGCCTTTGAATTCTTTTATCATTTGTGGGAAATTGTTATATATATCTTCTTTTGTCTGCCTTGCCCTTTCTTCCATGTCGGCATTTATGCGCATGGCTTCCTGCTCGCTGTCGTGTTCGGCAATGATCCGACGGCGAAATACCATATATGCGTTTAATATTTTGCCGATAGTGTGCATATTTACTTTTCCGTAAAATTTTATGTCATCATCAAGTTCCAGGCTTTCTGCTGAAAAAAGTCTAAATGCTATCTCTATTTCTTTGGACGAAATTTGTCCAAAAGTCTGGATGATCTCTTTAGCGACAGATGAATAAAAAGTTACATCGCCATCAATGCCGTAAAGTGGGAATAGTGAGCTTATAGTGTTTAATACATCCCTGTATGCATCCTTTGCGTCAAGCTTGGCAATGCGGTTGGCTCTTTGCTCAATGATGGTTACTTCATCATTGTTCCGTGGTTGGTACTTCGTTAGATTGGTCATTGTTTTGTCTGTTTAGTTTACGTTTGTAATAGCGTTCTGAATTGCTTTTTTGTATTACCTCTTTATTTAACTGTCGGTAAATGCGGTAATAATTATTTAGCTTTTCCTTCATTCCAGGCCTTTCCCGGTAGGCGCGGTTATACTCTTGTTTTTCTTCCTTTGTCATCATTTTTCTTTATTTATTTTTTTCCAAATTCGTACATATTGCATCTTATTTTCCCTGTACTCTTCATCATCCCTCCATTTATCCCTCCTTACCTTGTTTTCACGGTCTCGCATGGCCCTGTAACGCTCGGGTTGGTTTTCTTTGATGTTTGCGTACCATTTACGCATATAGTTTTTAAGGTATTCCGTTCTGTTCATAAGTTTTGAGGTTTATTTACATTTTTTCTAATTCTTCTTGTACCCTTAACCAGTATATGTATATAAAATTATTAGAATATTCTTTTGAAAGTTCTAATGTTTCTTTTACTAATAACCCTACCGCAAACAAGGCGCATTGCCTTGCCAGGATCGATACAAGTATCTCCTGCCCAAGTTCACCGCCTTGTTCCTGGATGAGGTTGTGGTAGTGGGTGAAAATTTCATCTGCTTTTTGTTTGGGTGTCATAAGTTTTGTATTTCTTTTTTAACTTCTTTCCAGTAATTAATAGAAGGCGATGTGTCGTGTGTAGTCGTTAAAAGATAATGGATTTTTATTAACTCATCCACGGCAATTATCGCGCATTGTTTAGCTTGTCCCCAAGCTGTGTAGGTTTCCATAAATTCCCCTGAAGGCTCATCAATCCAAGTCTCATTAGGCGTTGTTTGGTAAAACTTATCAACTAACTCCTGCGCCTTTTCCTTTGGTGTCATATACTTTCAATTTCGTGTTCAACTTCTTGCCAAAAATAATACTCATCATATGTACCAGATATTTCATAGTTCCATATTTTCTTTAACATATCCCGAGCCACAAACAAGGCGCATTGCTTTGCGAGGATTGAAACGAGGATTTCCTGACCAAGTTCGCCTCCGATGCTTTGAATCATATTGTAATAATGAGTGAATAATTCGTCTGCTTTTTCTTTTGGTGATTGTGTCATAGTTTTTTTATTTCTTTTTTAACTTCCTTCCAATATGATATAATAATGTAAGGCATCACTTTATCATTGTTTAAAATCTCATTCACCGCAATCAAAGCACATTGTTTGGATTGTTGTTTAGATAAAGATGGATTTATGAAATCCATTAACCAATATTTATCTAATAATTCATTTGCCTTTTCTATTGGTTTCATAACGTAAATTCATTTACAAGTTTATCAATCTCAGCCTGCCTTCTTTTCTCCTTTGCAGATGGGTTATCATACATGAATTTAGTATAAATGTTATTTGCCTGAGAGTAGATGTTGCTAATAGTGAAATTAGCCTTCAGCCATTTATCGCTTATCTGCCAGGCAGCAGTTGTGAATGTTGCAACCATCTCCTCTGCACCTTGCTCAGTTGCGCTTACCTTCTTTAGCCATGCTACTAACTTTTTACAATTAGCACCATCCTTTGCAGTCATTATATAATTGCCATTGTCAGATGGATAAGTTACACCTGCAAGACGTTCATAGGTAGAGCAGAAGGTGGCAAAGGCGGAGTAGGTTTCGGAAGGCTGTTTTTCTTTTTCTTTTTTACCCGAAGTTTTTTCTTTTTCTTTTTCTCTTTGCTCATAGGTCAGAGAATCATGGTAAGATTGGCGAGAGAAAGGATTTTTTATTTCTGCTTCGAAAGGCGGTGAATTTTCAAATTCACAACTACTATAATCTGTATTATTAGTTGTTTTATTAACTGTATTATTATGTTGCTGTTTTTGACTACTCTGCTTTGTCGTTTTTAGCGATTCTGAGTTGCTATTTTTAGCAAACCTGCTTTGTTGTGGATGTAATTTTAATCCTCTATTTCTGCCATCAGTAAATACAACAATAAGGTATTTTCTTTTTTTTAAATCACTAATAATATGAGCAACTCTACTTTCAGATAACTGAACAAATTTTGCTAAATATTCATTAGATGCAAAACAGCCGCGGTCGGAGTTATCAAGGGAATCAATTTCAACTAACAAGACTTTTTCTATTATAGATAAATCATTATTAAGCCAAATTTCTTTTGGAATCCAAACACCTTTAAAATCTCTATTTTCTTTCATAATCCTAATTTTGATTGTCTTCCTAAATTACTATTAAATATCAATGTGTCTATACTTATTGCATCCATATAATCTATAGGAATCAATAATGACTTAATAGTATCTCTTGTTTGTTTTACTTCGTATTTTTGAAAATTATAAACCTGTTGTAATATTTTCTTTTCTATCCACCATCCTTTATGATAATTTCCAATGATGTAAAAAGTAGTATTGTCATCTCTTAAAATACCAGACTTAACCCAATCTGTATTATTTTGATTAGTTTTTTCAAATACCTCTATTGCAACTAAATTTGTTGGAGTACATTTTACATGAGTGCTATCTCCAGTACTTCTGGCATCGTATTTAATTTCAAAACCTTGCCTACTTTCACCAATATCAAATTGATATTTCCTACTTGAATAAATAGATATAACAATTCCATATTTTATAATAAACTGATTAATTATAAAATCTTGAAATTGATGACCTATTTCCATGGAATCTTTATGCTTATTATTTCCTTCGTACATATTATTTATTAGTTTGATTACCAAATACATCCCATCCTTCAGGACTTTCTCTTGCAAATAATTCTATCTTATTGCCATAAGTATAGATAGTTTCTATAATTTCTCTAAACACATTAGGCTTTTTAGAGTGTTCAGTTCTTTCTTCGCTTACTACACTATCAAACAATCTTTTTACATCTGGAGTACAAGCTCCTTTAGTACATACTAATAATATTTCATGTCTTACACTATTGTAATGCCCCATATTATGCTTTATTTTATCCCAAATAAAAGTAGTTTTATAGGTAAATCCCCATGCTTTAGCTACTTCCAGCGCTTCTGGTAAATGTGGAGATGTACTCCATAAAAATAAAACTGCATCTTTATCAGTAATATCTTTTATAGGCATTGCACATATATCCTCTGTGTTCATTAGTAAATAGTAATCCTGTGGCTCTGTTACATACTCTGGCATAGCGTTGCCATATTTCCATGGTGGGTCAGCATAAATAATTCTATATTTTTTATCCTTAACTTCTACATCTTGCTTTTCAAATGTTTCTCTAATTTCTTTCCTTTTTACTTCATTCTCTTCCTTCTTAATTTCCTTAAATGCCTCGTTTATGCTTATTTGTCCAGTGCTTACCTTTTCCTTGATTTCGGGTGACGCGGTGGCTTCAATCTTTTTTACTTTATCTAAAGTACCGTGAGCAACATTAGCAATTTTTGAAACCTCTTTTCTTGTATTAGGTTTTGCCAATGTTGGCATAACCTCGCCTGTTTTTCTGTAATGCGATACTTTTTCAGCTTTGCTTTCTTTTGCCTTCGCCTTGAACACGTCTTCAAGTTGCAAGGCTAAAACGCTTCGTTGGTAATTGTTTAAATTACGCCTTCCAAATTGGTTATTAATCATCCATTCCTTTACCGCGTTTATGTCGGTAAATTCCTTTTCCACGGTTATAAAGTCAATGTCGTATTCCTGGGCAATCCTGTAACGGTTGTGTCCATCAACTAAGATGCCATTCCATGTTACCAATGGGTCGCGGATTCCTTCTTCAAGAATATTGCGTTCCAATTGCTTAAACTCCTCACTTGTTAAAGGTGGGATTAAGACTTCAAGTTCCTTTAATATTTGCATAAGTTATAAAAAAAAAGCCAGTAGGTGATAGACTACTGGCTTAAGGTGAAACAAAGATTTGCTTCATACTCCTTTGGATAGCTATCACTCCATCCAAAGGATATACAAATGTAACAAATATTTACATATTTTGTTTCTTTTTAAAAATAATTCCCCAACTACACACATCCTTGGCATCTTGCAGGTAATCGAAGCCATGCTTTTCAAATAACGCTATCCATTCCTCT